CGCAGCAAATTCAAATCCTGCATTATTGGTAATGTTATGCAAGGCATTCCAGTTGAGAGAACTAGGAACTTTTTTAGATGCAGCACGACCAATATGATTTTTAAGGATCATAATAAACTTGTCTACGGCTACATCATCGCCTGCGAATTCAAAAAATCTCATCCTAGTTCTGCCAATTGTTTTTGTAGATCAGTTAATTCTTGTTGCTTTTGTTTAATAGCATCTTGAATTTGTTTTTTCTGCTCTTGCTGATCTTTTGCAGCCTGAGCTGCTTGTGCTGGATCCATGCCACTGCCTGCCAACCCAGCGGCTTGACCGGCTTGACCAAGTGCCTGAGCACCTTGTGCTATTTTTCCGCCTAGGGCTTTTGCTCCTTGGGCCACAGCACCGCCTACTGCCCTTGCTCCTTGCATGGCAGCACCTGCGGCTTTTCCTACCCCGCCAGCGACTGCGCCAAGAGCAGGCAATAATTCATCAAGCTGAGAGTCACGCTCTCTTAGATCTTTGAGTTTCATTAACCTGCTAATACTTTTAATAGACGATTGCTACGATCAATGCTTTCGCGTTGCTCTCTGCCTAATGTTTCGTCGCCACCTGCTGCTGCATCTGCTGCGCCAAACTCATCGCCGCCTTCTTCTGGTGGACCCATTTCGTCACCCATGTTCATAGCGTCTGGTTCAGCTGCACCTAACTCGTCGCCACCTGCATCTGGCTCAGAACCTAGCATTTCAGCACCTTGTTCTTCACCTGTTAGTGTGCGAACACCTGTAGCTAAAGTTTCGCGTGTTTGCTTTAGATTTTCTAGAGCTTGTTGGATAGCTGGAGCACATGCAGAAATAAACTGCTTGGCTTGATCTTGTCCCATCTCGTCACGGATCTGATCACCTAACTGTAGAAGGGTATCGTTCTCCATGCCAGATAGTTCTTCAATCCAGCGACTAACTCTGTCGACCATTGTCTTTGCTGTGACGATTGCACTGGCCTGTTGCACTTCGCCTTCTCTTAGTGTAGTCATATCTTCTCCTGATTCAGTTGACTCGTTTTTCTCTTTGTTGTGTTGCTTCCATGCAGTAGCATAGGCAATACCTTTTTCTTTGTCTGTTAGTTTACCATCTTTAGCATATCCTTTTTTGATATGCTTAACCATTCTTTCTGCTTTGGCACCCGGCGGCGCTTTTTCTTCTATGCTCTCATCGTAGCCAAAACTTCCATAATCTTCATCTGATCCGTGACCTGCTGATGCTAGAGCATAGGAGTCATCTGTATCACCGCCTTCGTCTTCATCTCCACCTTGTGCGAGATCTTCAAATTCTGCTTCTAGGTCTTCGATGTAGGGATCCATATTGCGGATTTCGCCGCCGTCCTGATCACTATAGGCATACCATACTTCTTCAACAGCACCTTCAACATCACCTTGCTGTAATAGTTTAACAATCTTGTCAGCATCCGGATCACCGTATCCGCCGATCTCATTCATATCTTCGTCAAATCGTTTTAGAATTTTTGCAACTTCGCTTTCCAAAGACCCAAATCCTTCTTCGGTGCTGACTTCCGCAACACCAGGATCAACAATAAATTCTTCTCTTTCTGCGATCTCTGCGTTTATAGCATCTAGCATGAACTGTGCTTTAGTAAAGGCTTCGTTGTCTAGATTCTCGTTGAATCCGCTCTGTCCTCTAACTTGGCTGATCTGTGTTCGTAGTTTGTTACGAGCATCTTCTAATTTTGGAAGATCAAAGCTCTGCAAATCTAGCTTCTGCCCAAACATACGTTCCATGCTTTCGTTGATCTTTTTACTGGATCTATTAGTTTTAAATAGGTCTGTGGTTTTCATATTCAAAGGGTCCAAATTGATACTATATTTATTCAGAATACAGCCAATCGCTCTACAGTTTTCTTGGCCTGAGCTGTGCGATTTCTACTTTCGCAATACCTAGCCCACAGCATATCTGCCCTGTCAAAGTCTTGTTGATTGTTGGCTTTTTCGTATTGGGATCGCAGCATCTGGCTGTCAGCGAACCATTTACCATATTCTTGATCAGCTTTGTAAATGTTATCAATATTCATTTGAGATTTTTTTAATGCAAGTAAATTGGCTATAGCGATAGCTGATTTGTTTAACGATATTTCTTTATATAACACATTTCCGTTTCTTACGATGTCTTTTAGGCTACCGTTATTTTTTATTAAAAAATCACCAACAAGAATTCCATCTTCTGTCTTAACAGGAATTATTAATTTGGATAGCTCTTTTTTAACGACTTGTTCTAGTCGTTGTGAAATATTAGTCATGAAAAAAGGACCTATGGTCCTTTATTTAACTGCGTATATAATACGCTAAAAATTATCCGCCTCTCATTAACATAGTAACAATAATGCTTAATACACCAGCTACTACTGTTCCTGCTGTGCCAATGATAACTTTGGTCATTGACTTCTGACCTTGAACGATGTCAGTATGAATGCTATCAACTTTATTTTCTAGGTTAGTCAGCCTCGTATCCAAGTTGAGGTAGCGCATGGCGCACAGGTCAACGTGAGCTTCAAGACTTTGTTTTTCTAAATTTGTGGTCTGTGATAAATCAGACATAATAAAATACTCTCCAAAATAAAAAATTGGATGCCTAAAATACTATGCCTGTTGTGAGCCTCTATGTTTTATTTATCTTTTGATAATATTTCTAAGACCGCAGATTTCATATCTTTAATATCAGTAGACACTTCTTTGACTTTTTCTTTGGTTTCATCCCACTGACGAACAAGATTTTTCATAGTATACATCGCCCACCACCACCAAGCTACCGCCACAGCAAACATAGCAGTTTCTCCGGTGATCATTGCCATACTAAAGACCGTGCCATCAAAAAATTTCCATACGAAAAAAATGCCTGCAAGAGCTGAAATAGGCAGTATTACTGCTGCCCAAGCCCAGAGCCTGATTTGATTGATTGTTTTTATTTTAAAGTTCATTTTAATTTGCCTCTTTACACAAATATTTAATTTGTCTATTGAAGAAATTTAAATGCTAGATTATTTCAATCCAGGTATTTTGTCTATCGCCGGAGGTTTGAAATACAGGAGGTGTTAGATCTGCTGAATTTTCTAAAAGATCTACAATAGGAACACCGTGTAGATCTTTGAGTAGTAATAGAACTTTGTTGTCGCCTTCTTTGAAAACATCATCCCTTTCAGTGATAAATTCCCATGTCCAGTGAACAGCCTTACCTTCATTGCCTACAGGTAATCGGCCGTTGTCTTTGACTGGATCTTTATTCCACTCGATATTACTTCTTATACCGATTGTTTGTATAAGACTATTGAAGTTGGCCTGTTGTCCAATTTTAATTTTATCTGTTTCGGATCTCGAAGCACCACTTCGGGTGATGTCAACTAGGGTGGTAAGTCTATAGCGTTCCATAATGTGCTATTATTTACTCAGACAAAAAAAGACCGGAATAAATCCGGTCTCTTCCTTCCCATCCCTAGGAATTAACTATTATAGTGAATATAAAGTTGTTGGTGCTGTTACAGTTAATGTGCCACCTGCTGTAAATGTCCATACACCAGAAGCTGTCAATGAACCAGCGCCGATAACACGACCAGCACGGATAGCTAATGTGTCGACATCTAGATTGTGGTTGTCACCGAATGCAATGATAGCCAAACCGTCGCTCTTAACTTGGAATACAGATGAAGTTGTTCCAATTTCGTCAGTTACTGGGGCTGCTGTTGTTGCTGTTAGTGCTGCTGCACCGCCTGAACCGCTCAATACATACTTGAATACGGTTTGTTGGAATGTCTTTTGAACTGTTCCTAATGCTACTGCTGTAGGGTTTACTCTTGTAAATTCTGCCATGATTTTTCTCCTTGTCTCTTAAATCGTGATCCCGCTCCGGGACCGGCATAGTATTTATAGTTTGGAGGAAAAATCAGCCTTTTTGGCTGTTATTCTGATCGAAACGGTGTCCAACGATCTCTAGGGACTAGCTTAGATCCGCCAGCTACATAACCTTCGCCGCCTGGTTTGCCGCCCGTATGTGCTGTAATATCGCCCTGAGCTGCATCGAGTTCTCTAATGACTTCATTTTTAGCAGCCATAATCTCTTTGACTAGATCGAATAGTTTGTCTAGGACTCCGGGATTAGCATCGCTGTGTGCTTTAATCTTCGTGGCTTTGGCTGGAGTTTTTTGTAAGAAGTTAAAAAATGCTTCAGCACTGATATTGTCTAGTTGTTTGGCCTTGCTCTGTGAATTAACAAAAGTATAAATTTCACTTTGTAGATAACCCATGCCTGCTACTGGGGCTAGGAATTTATCAATGGCTGGTTGATTCTTAGCCATAGATTCTATTTTTCCTAGATTGTCTGCATTGACTGCCGGTTTATGGCTAACGTATGTTAGACCGAAAACTAATAGTTCTGGATTAGCATTAAGAGCTTTTACATCTTCAATGTCCTCTCCAGTCTTATCGCCAAAGAAATCTAAATGTTTATGCGCTGCCACAGCTATCTTTGCCTTGCCTACACGTTGTCCTATAGGACTTGTGGCTTTAACCTCATAAGTTGTTTGATTAGGGGTAAACATGATCTTACCATTGCCGCTATCGTAGGGCTTTCCCGGATGGAATAGGATATCACCGTAGATGTATCCACGGAAGTCTTTGGGAGTGCCTGCTTCGAAGATCGGCCACAAGCTAGCCATATCAGAAGCAAACTTTTCACGCCAGTCCTCGCCCTTGCCACGACTCATGATAAACTGTTTAAGTTCATCTGGGCTAGATGATTTACCTTCTTCACGACCCCAATTGTTCTTGCCTACCATTCGGAAAGTTCCGTCGTCATCTCTGCCCCAATACACCGTAGGATTACCGTCCCACTTGATTGATATTTTGCTTTCTGGTTTAGCTAGATCTTTAAGTATCTGTATAGCACGTTGAGCACCGTTTGGTTCTGTGAACACTAGGTCTTCAAGGTGGTTGAACTCACGGCCTACTTTCTTAGGAGCAGGAGCTTCGGCTTCATTTACACTTTCGTTTTTCTTACGACCAGCACAGTGAGCCTTCTGACTAAACCCTTTAGGGTTTGAACAGTTGATTGAGCGTTTGTATTTTGCGCTCCATTTTTCTGTTAAAAATTCAAATGCTCTCATGATACTATGTCAATGATCCTGCGCATCCAACTAGGGCTATTAGGAGTGTAATGTTCCAACGCTTCTTTCTTTGGTAGCTCGATGCCGCTACGTCCTAATGTTTCTTGTGCGGCAGCAATTAATTCTTCGTAGTTAGGTAATTTTTTAATATAGTTGATGATAGCTTCCACTGAGCGAATATCTTTAACAGTGGCTGATTGACCTAACAGTTGTTTTGAAATAACGTTCCAATCGTCGCCATTAGGAACTGGTTCATTGGTTTCCGGATCTACTAATCCGTGCTTAGGACTATATTTCATTCCTCTTGCTCTAGCGATGCTAGACAATAATATATGTCTATGTTCGCCTCTGTAAGGACTATCTGCGCCGCCACCCAACATACTGCCTTGTTGAAACTTGGGATTGGTGCTGAACATAAAATCTGTTTGAGCAAATCCGTTTGATGGATCACCATTGATTGGTGTTTTTAAATGAACATTGTCACCAGAAAGTTTTACACTATCTTTACCAAAGATACTGATTAATTTTTGTGCAAATTCTTTTTTATCTAATTCGTTAGCATCTACTGATAGATCCAAGTCGCCGCTGTCTACCTTACGGCCAGTTGTTCCTAACCATTTAATTGGAACACCTTCTTCGTCTTTGTCTGTGGTAAAGTCCACTCCGGTTTCTTTTTCCAGAAAAGCTATTGTGGTAGGGATTTCTTCACGCTTAATTCTGCGTGTTAGAGGTGTTTTGTCCGGGCCTTTGAATACATTGCCCCCTTCAAATAATTCAATCGTCATTGGTTTGATCTAGATGTTTATTAGTTCTGCGAGACTCTACGATTTTACGTATTCCTCTTGTAAATTTAGCAGGATCTTGACCGCGGATAGCATTGATAAATCTACGCTCTAGCTCATCTGCCTGTTCTGGAGAGTAGTTCTTATGGATGCTTTCTAATAGATTAATAGCTGAATTTATAATATTCGTAGCTCTGCTTTCAAACAGAGAGTCCTTGTTTCGGACTTCTGCTATTTCATTCAATTCTTGCAGTATTGATCTGGTTCGTAGTTTCATCGGAGTTTCCGTTTATATTATATTTAACTCAAAGCAATCATATTGTAAACTAAACTTATTTTGTTGTCAAATGCCCTTGTTTTGTGCGGTGCGCAACATCTCAGTATAAATACTAATACACACATCAGGAGACGGAAATGTTCAAAAAAGTTCTAAAAACCACATGGGATTTTCTCTGCGAAATTGGCAAGGCTAGATATGCAGCAGAATTGGCCCGCAATGGCAAATGGCGAGAAGCGCAGGAAGTTTGCCGAAAATAATATGTTTTACAATTTTAAAGAGGTTCCTTATGATACCTGGGGACCTTGGCGCAATCAGTGGGGCTACGTTACAACCGTAGCCCAGTTCGACGAAGACGATATAATGTTAAAAAGTATCACACCTTATAACAGAAAAATCGTTAGAAGATTCACAGACTGGGAAGACTGTCAGAAATTGATAGAATTGCTAGAACAGGATCGGAGATTTTGACTATGCTGACTCTTGATTTCTATCCCTCAGGGATATATAATAATACATACACAAACACACAAGGAGAAGTTATGTTTTCACCACATTTTTACATTGACTCATTTCAAAACACTAAGAAGATCGTTACGGATCAAGTGTTCAAAGATCCTGCACTAAACAAAGCAGCTCACGCATATATCGATGCACAAACACAATTCGCCAAGATGGCTGTGAACAACACTATCGACATGGCTAAATATTCTGTGGAATCAGTTAGTAAGTATCTGTTTCCTAAGAAGGATGTGACCGCCTAAAGGTCTAGACATACACACACAAGGAGAAAATTATGTCAATTACAAACGGACTAGAAATGAAAGCACCAGAAGTTAAGTTTAACAAGAACGGTTATGAAATCCGCACAGAAATTCTTGAAATGGCTAAGGATTTGGTTGGTCAAGAGTTTAATTACAAGTGGCAGGGTTGGGAAGTATCTGTGAAGCGCGACGACAAAACTGGACAAGTATTGTCTAAGGTAGATATGCCTGAGTTCCCAGGTTTAGATAAAGTATTAGAAACCGCCGAAAAGATGTATTCTTTTGTTAATCAAGGCGTGAAGAAGTAATATAGCTCGTAGAGCATTATTATAGAAAAGAGAAACCCCCTTTAAGGGGGTTTTTTCTTATCTAACTGTTGCTAACTTAAAAAATCTAAGTATGTTGATATACATCCATCCTATATCAAACTCATACCATTTCTGACTAAATCTAGCATTGGCACCATCTGCGTGATGATTGTTGTGCAATTCTTCCCCGCCAATCCACAATGCCCAGGGCCATAAATTGCGACTAGTGTCTTTGGTATCTGTATTACGATATCCCCACCAATGAGCTAATCCGTTTACTACTCCGGCGGCCCAGAACGGTATCCATATCATTTGGATACCCCACACTAACAGTCCTACAGGTCCAAAAAGAACAAGGTCTATGACCAACATCAATAGAATCCCTAAGCGACTATGTGCGGAGTAAATGTTACGCTCTAACCAATCATTAGGAGTTCCAACTCCTAGTTTTTCGACCATGGCTGTATCTTTGCTGGCTTCGTGATACAATAATGCGCCACCGAATAACACTTTCTTAATTCCATAAATTTGCGGACTGTGAGGATCAGAGTCAGTGTCGCTGGCCTGATGGTGCTTGCGATGTATTGCTACCCATTGTTTAGTAACCATACCTGTAGTCAACCATAACCAAAAACGCATTATATGATTAACTACCGGATGGAAAGCTACTGCTTTATGTGTCTGCGATCTGTGCAAATAGAGCGTGACACAAGCAATGGTAATTTGAACCATTACCAAGGTGTATATAAATTCAATCATTAATAATTCCCTGAGCTTAGAACTATCTTGCAAATATGTTCTAATCTCTCTATATGTTCAAAAGACCGCCATGGCGTTGAATCTATAGCCACGACCCCATGTCCTTTAATTCCAACTATATCATACTTAATCTCTCCAGTATTTGGATTTAAACCCAACTTTTCGTGACATTGATCGCCTAATTCTTGTGATATCGGCGGAACATCACCTACATTGGGTGCTACTCTAGTATAACGACTAAGTTCTGGAAAATCTTTGGCCAATTCACTTAGTTCGATTCCGGCATGCATGGCAGCAACGATATAGGTAGGATGGATATGAGTAACTACACGAACTTCATCTTGGTATATTTCACGTTGTAGACCAAAGTGCAGAGGCATTTCACCTGTGGGCTTCAATCCTATACTGATATCGCTGTAAGGCATTTCCTCCCAACTATACAACATTTCTGCTGTGCCTGCACCGCTATTGATACATTTGTTTATTTTAATCTTTTTAAACTGATCAGGTTGCATTGTCTGTTTGCGCACACCACTAGGAGTAACATAGAAATGATCTCTATCGTGATGACGAATAGAGATGTTGCCATCTCTACTCGTAATCCAATTGCGCTTATATGCTTCTACTAGAATATCGCAAATGGTTTCTAACATTAGTGAAATTGCTCCGCTTCTGTAGAACTCTTGTTGGCCACTGTGCTGGTAGCACCAACTGCTTCACTGATTAGATCAAAGTAACCAACGCCAACTTCACGTTGATGTTTAACGGTTGTGAAGCCACGAGCCTGGGCGGCAAATTCACGTTCCTGCATTTCACTGTAGCCAGCCATACCACGTTGTTTGTATGCTTCTGCTAATTCAAATGTTGCTAGGTTAACACTGTGGAATCCTGCTAGTGTAATGAATTGGAACTTATATCCTAATTCACCTAGCTCGCGCTGGAATGTTTCGCACTCGTCTACAGATAAAAACTTACGCCAATTAAAACTAGGGCTGCAATTATAAGCCAACATTTGGTCTGGAAACTCAGCATGTATAGCATCGGCGAATTTCTTAGCCTGTGCAATATCAGGTGTGCTAGTTTCGAACCATAGGAGATCAGCGTAAGGGGCATAAGCAAGACCTCGGCTAATACATGCATCAAGCCCATTTTTAAATTTGTAAAAACCTTCTTCAGTGCGTTCATCGATAATAAAATCCTTGTCTAACGGGTCATGGTTGCTGGTAATCAACGTTGCTGATTCTGCATCTGTTCTTGCTAGAATAACTGTATCAACACCTGCTACATCTGCGGCCAATCTCGCAGCCTGTAGGTTACGAATCGCTTGGCTAGTAGGAATTAGAACCTTACCGCCCAAGTGACCGCATTTCTTTTCACTTGATAATTGATCCTCAAAGTGAACTGCGGCTGCACCTGCTTCGATCATGGCCATCATCAATTCGTATGCGTTTAACGCACCACCAAAGCCTGCTTCAGCATCAGCAACGATTGGTAGGAAGTAATCTGTAGTTACATTACCTTCTGAGTATTCGATTTGATCAGCACGACGGAAAGCATTGTTGATCTGTTTAACGATTGTAGGAACAGAGTTTACTGGATATAAACTTTGATCAGGATATGTTTGACCTGCGGTGTTAGCGGCTGCGGCCACTTGCCAACCCGATAGGTAAATTGCTTTGAGTCCTGCTTTGGCATGTTGGACTGCTTGTTGTCCACTGTATGCGCCTAGCGTATTAACGTATGGTTCTGTAGCTAGAAGTTCACGTAGTTTGGTAGCACCACGTTTGGCTAAAGTGTGCTCAATTTGTAATGAGCCTTGTAACTTGCGGACTGTGTCTTGTGTGTAATTGCGTTTTTTCACGATATCTCCTTTGCTGTGATGCAGTATTTATGGGTCTTGTAGAGGACTTGACAAATTAATTAACTGAGTGTATAATAGCTGTATGAAAAATAAAATCATTTTAACAGACGCAGACGGAGTTCTGCTAGATTGGGAATACGCTTTCTCAGTTTGGATGGAACAACATGGTTTCCAAAAAACCGAGGATCACCAATTCAAATACGATATTGGCAAACGCTATGGTATTGAAAAAGAGCAGGCCAAAAAACTTATAAAGATGTTTAATGAATCGGCACATATGGGTTTCTTACCGCCCTTGCGTGATGCCATGTTCTATGTTAAACGGCTACACGAAGAACACGGTTATGTGTTTCATTGTATCACATCTATGAGTTCAGATGAGAATGCACAGGAACTACGCAAAATGAATCTGCGTAAGTTGTTTGGAGAAACTGCATTTACCAAATTTATCATACTAGAAACAGGTGCTGATAAAGACGAAGTATTGGACAAGTATCAAGACAAAGGCTATTGGTGGATTGAAGATAAAATTACCAATGCTGTAGCTGGTCAAGATCGAGGTCTAAAAAGTTTACTTATGGAACATGGACACAATATGGATTTTGAACATCCGGAAATTCCTAGAGTAAAGAACTGGAAAGAAATCTACGAGAGAATCGTAGGCTAAATATTTTCGGGGAGTAACCAACCTGTAGTTAGGGTTCTATATATCGTCAACACGGCGAAACAGCGTCCGGTATATAGACAAAGAGGTGAGACCATAACTTTTTAAAGGAAAATTATGGAACTCTTTACACTCCAAGCCCTTTGGGCATTTCTCGCTATCATTTTGATAGACATTGTATTAGCTGGTGATAACGCTCTTGTTATCGGAATGGCGGCTAACAAATTACCAGACCACTTACGCAAGAAGGCAATCTTCTGGGGAACGTTCGGAGCCATTGCTATACGATTTGTATCAGTTGCGGCACTAACATACCTATTAATGATCCCAGGACTTAGGATCATAGGTGCTCTAGCACTGATATGGATTGGCTGGAAACTGGTATTTGATCACGGCGAACACAACATCGAAGCCAAGGACACCTTCTGGGGTGCAATTGGAACTATTGTGGTCGCTGATGCTGTCATGGGCATAGACAATGCCTTAGGCATTGCCGCAGCCGCCAATGGTAGTTTTATTTTAGTCGCCGCTGGATTGTTGATCAGTGTGCCAATCATATTGTTTGGTGCTACCATGGTCAGCAAGATACTACAACGTTGGCCGGACACAGTATTTCTAGGATCATTTGTGTTATTTGCTGTAGCATTCTTAATGGCTATGAAAGAACCATTAATGGCTGCATGGTGGGCAGGATTAGTTCCTTGGGTGGCCGCAATACTACCTTGGGTAGCTGCATTGGTTATTACTGCTGTTCAATACAATCAGGCAAGATTGCATCTTCACAAAAAGTATTTGTTTAGAAAGAGTTAACAAACTCTAATAAAAGTTTGTAATGAATACCTCGATGCCAATGCGGTTCGAGGTATTTTTTATTATACCAGTATTGACTACTTTCAGGGTGACAGCCTATTAATCCTATGCGGTTTTGAATGATCGCCATAGGATCCATGTTAGGATAAGTTGCTATTGTTTTAAAGCCTGTGCCTTCAAATGCACAACCGTCGTAGAAATACATCCTATGCTGTTCGCCGTTCCATAACACAGGCATGGCTTTTGGGTGTGGGCGATGGGTATCTGTTTTAGGTCGTCTAATATACTGTTCTACTTTGACATTATTAAGTAGGTCAAAGTAATCAGGTCCTGCCCAATATGCGCCCATGCATATGCCAAGATAGCGGCCTCCTTGTTTTACATATCGAACAACATGCTCTTCATTGTATTTCATTAGGCTATCAAATCTATCTGCATCTCCGATGCCTCCGGGAATACAAATACAGTCTACATCATCGAAGAATGTAGATTCTACTTCATCTTTGGAAAATAATTTAAAGGAATGTTGAGGAGAAAGAGATTTTATAATGCCATTAACTGAATCAACTGAGCAAGCTGGTTGATGAACAAATATAGCAATGTGCATGATATAAATTGTAAAAGCTCACTTAGGGGACCATTCCGGGGCACGACTCCCATAATCCCCTGCCCAGCAGCCGGGCACACACTTGTAACGATAACGTCCTAAGGTAGTGTGTTAGTTTTGCTTCTCGATTCTATAATCAGCCTCGTTAGAATCGGGATAGCGTGTAGTCAGCTTACGAAGGACATCAGCTCGATTTTCTCCTTCGATACGTGCTGTTCTTCCTGAAGCTATTTGTGTTACCAAATAAGTTCCTGGACCGTCATTGGCATCTTGTTCGGGTTCTTCTGGTTCATCTTTCTTAGGTGCCTCAGATGCATAAGAAGCCGGTAACCTATCTTTAATATCAGCAATAGCTTTAGCAACATCATAACCACCTCTTGTAATGCTTTCCGAATTCTGTTTGATTTCTTCGGCTTTACTCTGTAGTGCTTTGATGATTTCTTTCATTAATCCTGGAAATAACTCTGCAAACTTTTTATCGCCTCTAGAATAACTATCGCTTTGATCACCATTATTCATTTGCCCAGTAGGGGCATGCATCTGCCATTTACCATTCTTATCGTCTGGATTCTCTTTATCGAAGATCGAAATGATCGGACCTTCCGGAGCATATCTTTCAAACCAGCGTAGGCCTGAACTAGATCCTGTGCAGAAACTAGCATTGAAACCAACAGAATTATTAAATGTATAACAGGCTCCGTAGTTATAAGGCAATGTAATTAAAAAACGCTCGTTATCGATTAAGGTAGTTTCTTTCTTTTCACGCTTATGTTTTTCGATAGTTTCGGCATCTTTGATCCGAGCAAGCTCGTTACGGTATTCTCTATCTTGTATGATGCGCTGTATCTGTTTGAGACTCTTGAACTTGTTGAAATCTTGATGTGGCTCTTTGAGCTTACCTCGGATGCTCAGTGCTTTCCAAGCACCTAGAGCATCTCCGCCTTCACCGTTGATATCTTCGTAGTCAACAACACCGTTGATATAAAGACGAGTGAGCCAATCGTCAAACTTACCATCTTGACTTAGGTCCCCATAATCTGTTGATCTAAGACTGTCGTCTAACAGTTCACTCCATAACTTAACGACTTGATCGTCTGCAGGCTTTGTTCCCAGTGCTGCTACTTTATTTTTAGGCAATGTGCCGTCATGACGCATAGCAATGGTCAACATCTTGATCATCTTGGGGTCTTTGAGTTTGGCTGCTATGTTAGCTTCTAATACGATTTGATTTAATTTCATCCTGATATCAAAGTCCTTTTAAAGAATCCAAGAACTGTGCCCAGTTTCTTTTGATCGCCATTGGATATATCTGTTAATAACTGCTTTGGGCCTTCTGAACGTTCTGCATTAAATCCTCTACTGTAACCTCTGGTAATGTTACCAGTCTGTTCTGGATAATGATGACTAGCTGCCATCAATACTGCTGTGTTGATAGCTTGAGAAACACTACCTGGAACATCCGAATCTCCTGCCTCTAAACTGTCTATAGCATTTTGTAAAGTTTTAACCTGACTAAGTTTCTTTTCTGCTTTATCAAACGCATCGTTCTTGATCTGATTGGCAATGTGTCCTTTGATGTCTGCGATAGCTGCTGTGATAGCGCGAACCCACAAAGGTTTAAACTTTTTAGTAAGTGTATCTACTGTAACTTCACCTGTAGTTCCTGCCTGTGCATCTGAACGGTTCCTCTTTTTATCATCTACAGCTTTAGAACCTTTGCCTACATAAAATTTCTGTAGTTTTCCAATCTCACCTTTTAAGAAATCTAATATATTTCCACCACGGCTGTCTTTAACTGATCTAGTTTCCCCGCCACTGCTGGCCACAGCTTCGTAGGTATCGCCTCGAGCTTTGATAGCCCCTGTGCCGTTAGCACCTTTGATAATGACCCATGCTCCTTGATAAGCACCCTTTAGTTCTGACCAAGAAATTTTATCTACCTGACGATAATCTTGATCGTGCGCTAATCGCATATCTTTGTGTAGTTTGACGATAACTTCTTTTCCGCCAGGATTGCCGGAGATAAGATCCAGCGATGTAGATGCTTCGTCTACATAACCTTCTAACAGTTGCGCAAATATTTTATAACTTTCTTGTCTCATTAGTTACACCAACTTTGTTTTGCCTCACCGTAATATTCACGAGCAAAGCCATTACGTATTAATTCGGATCGTAGACTCACACCGTTTAGTATGATATCTCCCAATACACGACCACCGAACTTATCCCATCCGTAGAGCGTAACTTGATGCTTTTGGGTTGTAGCGACAGCGTTTTTGGTAAAGGCTGTGGCGGCTTGTCCTCGTTGATCTTCGCTAGGGCATTGAGCTCTGAATCCTTTTTCTGGGGTGTCAACACCGTAGATTCTAATCGCAAGTTCTGGCTTAAGCGGTTTAGGAAGAAACGGCGCACTGATTACTACTGTGTCGCCGTCGTTCACCCTTAAAATTTGTGCATCATAAGTAACACCTTGTGGTGTTTTATCTGCCAGTGCTAATGCGGGCACTGCCAATAATAATAGTAGTAGTTTTTTCATTTATAGGATCCTAAATAACTCTGTATATTTATACGGCTTTTTCAGTATACTCAGCTTTTGTCCATCCGAGCAAATATTCAGCTTTCCAATGATTTTGTTCGAACCCTTGTAGATGATCCCACTTGTTTTTAGCGTTCCAAATACGGATAGCTGCATCTTGCCAATCAGTATGTCGAACAGTATATTCAAAACAGATCATACGATTCTTAAATGTTTCATAGTCGCAGTGATCATATTCCACGTGCAGAACTTCATAAACGGTGCCGTCTTCAGTGACAGCATCTAAAGCAAAATCAAAACCCCATTTACGTTTAGTCCTTAAAAGATAATCTGCTGAAGGGATAAGTTCTTTTAGTTCTTTTAGTTGATCGACAGCTTCTCTATCGTAATTGCAACGACATAAAAACATAGAATGATCTAGTATTAATCCGAGATCAGATTTTTCTAATTCGAACCAAGGCTCCTGCCAACAACGATGATTTAGTATAGGATAGTTAATGGGATAACCCATAGCAGAATAAAACTTCTGTTCTGCTAGATTAAGTTCAAATCCGTCTTTGTCGTAATATTTGAAGTCCTGTGTTTCTAGACCTTCTACAGGTTTTGTGCAAGAAGGATTTGACATCAGTGTTACTTGATGTCTACGAAACATTATTCTTCTTCTTGTGGCTTGGCTTGACAGTGAACACAGGCGCACTCTGAACAGTGATCGCAGGTTTCGTCTAGGCAGCTATGTCCGCAGTGTGCAGGATGTCTGCAATGATTACATAAAAATTCATTCTGTTCTGTCTTTGTCATCTATCGCTCCTCCAGTGACCCATGCTGTGCAACTACGATTGCCAGCGCATTTAAAATGTAAAAAGTTACAGTAACCTAAGTCTGCTCGGTGTATAGTAGCCATGGCATCTGTTTCTTTGCTGTCGCCTTTAATGCCTTCTTCTATACATGCCCACATCTTGTCGCTAACATCAAAGGCAGCACAATTGCCGCACTTCATAGTTTTAGCTGTTTTTTCTGTGATGCCCCAACGACGGGCAGCATCCTTCCAATATGATTCTGGCTCGTCTGGATTGGCAGGACCATAGTGATATTCGTCTATGGCTTTCTGACGATTCTTTAGGTTAACATCTATATCATAGGTAGCAATAGGACAGCCCTTGTTGGCTGCTTCTACTATGTTAATATATTTTCTGTATGTCATCTCTGTTCAATCCAAGTCATTGCAGACAGTGCCGATTTGTTAGCGTTGGGCGATGCTATGGCCAGTGTAAGAATATCGCTGACTGTGCCCAGACTGCCTCTACCTATTTGATAGACTGTGTCTTTATCTAGTCTAATACCTGTGCCTCCACCGCCAATAACGAATCCCGAATCAATATCTACTCCGCCTGTGTAACTGGTAGCTGAGATATCATATTGTGTGAATGAGTTAGCATCGGGCATGTCTACAAAGTTGGCGCCGGTCAGTGTGGCGTTGCGAACTAACTTATAAAACACTGAAGTATTATCTAAAGTGGCCGCTTGAAAGAATGTAGGCAGAACGATACCTTTTAAGGCTGTGCTTTTTAATCTGATGCTGAGTATGGGATAAAATGTATTAGCACTTGCCATAGTCCGACCAGTGATAGGACCAGTTATATTCTGTGCGATACCTAGTTTAGTTGCTGTTCCTTCTGATATAAGGCTGTTAGATCCTTGATATAGATAGTGGGTGCCTGCCACACCTGTGAGATTCTCTAGTTCTAATCTAATAGGCAAGAAAGGTGTCGAGCTCCAGGGCAGAGATGCTATGTTAGCGTGATTAAAGGTATGTATAACATGGGTGAACCCGTTAATGACCCAACCTATGATTATCTGTCCAGCACCATACCATTCATATTCAAATGATACCATTTGAGATTTTGTTGGATCGGCAGTTATTGAATCTATTCCACTTCCGTCTAACTTATCACCGTTCCATTGACTGCGAGGAACCCGAGTTTCAGTCAGAACGCCCGATGTGCTGGTGCGCACCACTACGTTATACTCGGGTAGCCCGTCGGCACCTATTACTCCAGCATCTTCAAAGTAAAATCCGTTATTTTCATCAAAAAGGCCTAATCGCCTGCGTATGCCTGTTACTGGTGTTTGTAATCTTACGGCATATGTTAGCGTAGAACTGCGTCCAGGGATATATCTCATCACATTGCGAGTTTGACGAATTACCTTAGATCCCTGTGTGCTGCCCACTGCCATATCTACCCAGTTGGTATTGGTATTCCAAGTAGCTGATCCTCCCAAGGTAGTGCTTTCATCCCAGACATCTGTTTCTTTACCGTATTGGAATGTATTAAAGAAATCAGTTTGATAATCTGATATTTTGATACGGTTCTTGCTAGTGTAGCCTGCTTGAGAATCTAGTGTTCTTAAACTGGGCTTACCTTCAGCATCATAGGTTAATGCTTTGTGTAGGTCGTAGAGATTGGGTTCGTCACTGTGGACGTAGTTTGTTGAGTTAGGATTTCGAATGCCCATTGATTATGCCCATGGGCGGCCCTGAATTAGACCCCCTACATTTGGATTATCTTCTACAGTATTATCTGCTTTATATTTTGTAGGTAGTTGTGTAATGTCTGCGGTTGTATCGGCATATCTGCCCGGTTCAATAAGATTTTGATCTGCTCTGTCTTGTCCAGCTAGAGCTAGTTTAGCTTCTTGTCTTAGTTTTTTATTTGCTAGAGTTGAAATTCCGTTAGCTGACATTTTAATTTCCTCCGTGGATTCTAAAACTGTTGCCTCGTATATCATCAACGTGCTTAGGTTTGTTTGGCCCACCACCTGCTAGAGTTGTTACTGCGTCTGGTGCAGCATATTCTTCTTTGGGAGTGTTTGAATATTCAGTAGGATCGCCTTTGTCTGCTAGGTCTACGATCTGACGGAATCTGCGAATATCGTCATTGTAAAAATCTTCGTCTTTGATTGCTGGCTTACCTTGTTTCTGCATGAAGCTGACAATATCATCATAGTGTGCCATATCCACCGGGCCGTTCTTGCTGAGTTCTATAACTCTCTGTGCAAGATCATGTATGTCTGCATCTTGTTTGATATCTTCACGAGCTAATTCTAGCAGTCTAATAAAAAGAGGAACGTCTAACTGAACTATATCCATTTGTAATCTCCGATTGAATATTTATCGGTTAAATATGTTTACTATGATCAACAAAGAACCTTTCAAACAATTAATCAAAGACCTTAAAGATTCCGGCAAATATCGTGTATTCAACGACATTGTTCGCGAGCGTGGTGAATTCCCCAAAGCTATATGGTATGGGCCCTATAACATTAAAACTATAGTTAATTGGTGCTCAAACGATTATCTAGGTATGGGGCAGAACAAAGTAGTGCTAGATGCCATGCACACAGCTCTAGACCAAACAGGGTCGGGTTCTGGCGGAACTAGAAATATAGGCGGACATAGTCATTATCATGTGGCTCTAGAACACGAACTAGCCATACTGCATAACAAAAGTCGTGCCCTGCTGTTTAGTTCAGCATATGTGGCCAACGAATGGACACTGATCAGCCTTGCTAAGATCGTGCCAAATATACAGTTTATTTCTGACAGTAAAAACCATAACAGTTTGATCGTAGGCATACAACACAGTCGAGCAGCCAAACAGATATTCGAACATAATGATCTAGAAGATCTAGAAAACAAATTAGCTCACAGTAAATTAGCAGGACATACTCCGTGTATAGTATTTGAGTCAGTGTATTCTATGGACGGTGATGTAAGTCCTATCAAGCAGATCTGCGATCTAGCAGACAAATATCAAGCTATAACTTACATCGACGAAGTTCATGCTGTGGGACTTTACGGCACACACGGTGGCGGCAAAGTTGAAGAACTAGGTTTAGAAAATAGAATCGATATCATTAACGGAACACTGGGCAAAGCATTTGGCGTCCAGGGCGGTTACATTGCTGCTGATGCAGATGTTATTGATGCCATCCGTTCAGTAGCTGCTGGATTTATCTTCACCACATCAATGAGCCCTGTGGCCTGTGCTGGTGCTCTAGCCGCAGTTAAGTATCTTAAAGATCATAATGAAATACGAGACAAGCATCAAGAACGTGCTAGAAAACTCAAGCATAGATTAAATGCCAACGGTATTCGAGTCATGGAATGTTCTACTACACACATCGTTCCTGTGCTGGTAGGCGATGCTGTTAAGTGTAAGGCAGTGTCAGATATGCTGTTAAACGAATACAACATCTATGTGCAGCCTATCAACTATCCTACAGTAGATGTGGGAACGGAGCGGTTACGTTTTGCACCTACTCCGTTTCATGATGATGGAATGATTGAAGATCTTATTTCTGCTCTGAAGGCTTCGTTTGCGTATCACCAGGTGCAAGTCTAAAACGGTCTTCAATAATATCTGTAGTTCCTACTTCAAATATCACAGTGTTGGGTTCTAGAGCTTCCACTTGATGGGGGCTCATTTCTGCAAAGTCTGCGGTCTTGCCTGCTTCTAGCTCAGCCTGTTTCAATTCGCCTGTGCCTACATCAGTCCAGGTTACACGAATCTTTCCTTCGTTGACAAACCAGCTCTTGCGTTTATCTCTATGAAACACTAGGCTAGTCTTTGCGCCCACACGCTCAAATACTAGGATCTTTCCACAGTATTTTTCGTTGTTGGCCCAGACTAATTCAAAGCCCCAGCCCTTGTCTAACTTTCCTGTTGGTTGTTGGTTCATGGTCTTTTCTCAATAATTTTATCAATAAGCCCGTATTCTAAGGCTTCTTCTGCGCTCATAAATTTATCTCTATCCATATCACGTTCGAACTCTTCGTAGGTCTTACCTTGGGTATTATGTTTGACATAAAGTTCTGTTAGACGTTTCTTGATGTGCATGATCTCTTTGTATGAAATCTCAATGTCAGATGCCATACCTCTTGCACCGCCCGATGGTTGGTGGATCATATGACGAGCATTGGGCAGCATAAAACGTTTGCCCTTTGCACCTGCATTGGCTAGAAACGATCCCATTGAACAGGCCTGACCCATGACATAGGTAGCCACATCACATTTAATAAACTGCATGGTATCATAGATACTCAAACCTGCTGTGACCACACCGCCCGGCGAGTTAATGAATAAGTTAATGTCTTTGTTTGGATCTTCTGATTCCAAAAATAACATTTGAGCAACAATCAAATTAGCCATATGGTCTTCAACTGGACCATTTAACATAATGATACGCTCTTTGAGTAATCTGCTGTAGATATCGAAAGCACGTTCGCCTTTGGATGTAGTTTCGATTACCATTGGGACTAGTGTCATAGTGTTCCTTTGTTGTATTAAAGTTACAGTATATAGAAAATTGTAACGCAGGTCAAGTATGTAGCAAAAATCTCTTGCTTTTCGGCATTAAGTGAGTATATAATAGTCCTGAAGGTTAAATACTTTGTCGCGAAAGCGATCCCCTTTAGATTGAAATCAAAATGAGCACTTTACTATTAAATGCAGACATGCAACCTATCAGCTTACTTCCGCTGTCTACTGTAGACTGGCAGGAAGCCATACGATATATGGTTTTGGAAAAGGCCACTGTGTTAGAATGGCACAATGATTGGATTGTAAGATCGGCTCGCTGGGAAACCCGTGTGCCAGCTGTTCTGCTGCTCAAAGAATACCAAAAGCCAAAGAACACCATGCGACTATCTAAGCGTAATGTGTTCTTGCGAGATGAATATGTTTGCCAATACTGCGGCACAGATGTAACAGATCAAACTGCTACTTTGGACCATGTTCATCCTGTGAGCCAGGGCGGTAAGACCACTTGGGAAAACTCTACCACTGCATGTAAGCCCTGCAACTACAAGAAGGCTGCTCATGTGGGCAAGTTCAAACCAAAAGTCTTACCATACAAGCCGCACTTTTGGGATCTAGCCGAAAAACGTAAGCGGAAAGGCTATCATTTGGGTCACCCAAGTTGGGCAACCTATTTGGGTTTAGATTGAGTTGACAATCATAGCATTTGAATTTATAATTAGAGTTATTAAGGTAACTTTAAAAGGATTCAAATGCTATTAACCCTTGTTCGAGAAACACCTGCTGCTACTCAATTATACGCAGACAAGGTTAATTCTCAATTTCATAAAAGTCAGTCGCACTATGTAAGTCTTGCTGAAAGATTGCGTTCTTCTATTGGTGAAGAATTTTGGAAGCAAAGTTTACTCGAAGACAGCATTGATAACTTTCGTTCTCTCAATCCACAAATTAAAACGTGGAATGATTTAACTCTTTGTTCTGCTCAACAAACTACGCTCGATCTTATCGATATCGACATCACTTTACAGCGTCTTTATGATTTGATTCACGGCTGTAATATTTTAGATCACTTCAAGCAAATTTTGGTGATGCCTATTTGTGTGTATCGCGAACCCACAAGGCCCGGTCGTTATGTTTGTTGGGATGGTCAACACACTGCTATTGCTCTTTGGATTATTGCATCTAAGGTTCTAGGAGAGGACATTTCAAAGTGTAAGGTTCCTATTGTTGTATATGCATCTGAACAAAAATCCGAAATGCGTGAATGTTTTATTTCTCTCAACGGTGATGCCAAAAGACCGTTAGACCACATTGACATTGTGCATCAAAAAGTTTTTGGTGTTCGCGCAGATAAATCTAACAATAGCGAATGGAAAGTTGTTGAGAACAAATACACAGCTCTAGAAAACTGCAAAATTTTCTTAACTAATAGAAAATTCAACGACATTGATCAGCCGGGAGCTTACAGTCGTTTAGATGAATTTATTGATCCAAATTACGAACCTGTTATTACAGAGTATTTTGCCAAATATTTCTTTAAAGTATGCAAAAGTTCAAGACCTGTGCGACCAAAAGAAAGTTGGATGATCTACGATTTCTTTAAAATGTGTAAGATTCAGAAGATCGATGTCTCAGACAAGTATATCGGCGATGTGGCTCGCGGACTAAAGACTGCAATGGGCGGAGATTTTGATTCTGACGAGTTCTACGCCAAAGCTAAAAAGTCTTATCAAGATTGGTGGCGTGATAATAAACCAAGCCCGGACGGAACTCTTTGGGGTATCTCTTACAACGAAAATAAAATTGCTTTAACGTTCTTATTGGCACAACTCAAGAAGAATACTTCCGACATCGTATTGCCAAAAATGAATCCGTTATGGCCTGTTAGTCAAGGAGACTTATTTTGATTCTACGAGATGCTACTCTCGATAAACGCAAGGATGCACAGACTCTCAAAGAACAAATTGAAAGTCGTGCAACTTGTAAACTGAGTTGGTGTGATGAACCTTTAACGATGTTTAAAGGTCCAAATGATCGACATCTTTGTCGAGGTCATCAAATCAAACAAAGAGAGTATGGAGGATTGGGTCGAATTGACCGCCCTTGGACATTTTCTCGCAAATGGGTATGTGATTGGTGCGGCTACAATCCAAAAGAAGATTCTTGGTTTGAAACTCAAAAATGGGACGACGAAGATCACAAACTTAGAACTATGCGTAATATGCTAGTCGGTGATCACAAAATTAGAAAAGCAGACGGTGGTGCCGATGACGATACCAATGTCCAAACTCTATGTCAAAATTGTAATTCTAAAAAATCAGGGTTAAATCACGATCATCGCAGGTCGGTTGACAGTAATGACGATTGATGTTATACTATTGCCATAGTAAGAATTTAGGAGCAGACTGTGCGTTATTATATTGTCAGTTGGGATAATTTGGGTGTAGAGTTCTTTGAGGAAATCACCAAATATCATCCCGACAATTGGGCTAGGGCTCATTTGTTTGACAGCATCAAACAGAGCAAGAAGGTTGAAAAGAATTTTAGTTTCAACGTTCAGCATTTGATCATGCGAGCTCAAATGAATAGTCATCGTCATTACGAAATCTATGTGTTCACATCCACAGATGATATCGAACCCAAAGATATTCGAGAATGGTTTGAATGCGATCCACAGTCATTTGCGAATTGGGTGCGTGATAATCACAGTTACGAAATTTACTCTAATAGAAAAACAACAAAAGACGTGATAGTCTAGGGAGAAATATGGATACACTTTTGGTTCTATGGTTAATGGCTTTCGGCAATAACGCCTATAACGAATTGACAAAACAGCCGCCCGATGTTATAATAACTAAATTACCAGTAGCACCAGAATTGTATTATCCAGAACTCACAGAAGAAATGTGGGACCCTAATTGGATCAACAAGAAAGTTTAAAATGAGAACACAACCACAGGTTATTATTCAACAGTTAGAAGCAGACAACAGTCGTCTGGCCAAAGAGGCTGTGCTAGAATCTGCTATGAATCAAGGACTAGACGAGTTCTTTGAAGGTGTGCGTATGTGCCTAGACAACCTATATACATTTGGTGTCAAACAGGTGCCAATCAGCGACAAGGACGGTCAAGGTCTAAGTTGGGACAACTTCAAACAGTTGGCAGAAGCTCTTTATAAACGTGAGCTCACCGGTCATGCTGCTCGTGATGCTATCCAGTTGGCCATGGATGTGGCCACTCGTGAACAATGGAACGACTTCTATCGTCGTATCCTTATCAAAGATCTACGCTGTGGTGTATCTGAAACCACTGTGAACAAGATCGCTAAGAAATCTAAGAAACCGCAGTATTCAGTGCCTGTGTTTGAGTGTCAGCTCAGTCATGATTCAGCCAATCATGAAAGCAAGCTCACAGGTAAAAAAATCGTAGAGCGTAAGTTAGACGGAGTCCGTTGTCTTACTGTCATAGACTTTGAACAAAGAACTGTGACTCAGTATACTCGCAACGGCAAAGTTCTAGAAAACTTTGCGCATATCACAGATTATCTGCAACAACATATCGACACCTTTGGCAGGTCTTATGTGTTAGACGGTGAGATCATGAGCGGTTCGTTCCAGGATCTCATGAAGCAGGTGCATCGCAAGGACAATGTTAATGCATCAGATGCTCATCTCAATCTGTTTGATATCGTGCCTTTGGTAGAGTTCAAACAGGGCAAGAGCGTGATGGGACA